GCCTGGACGAGGGTGCCCCTCTGAGCGCTGGCCAGCGCGTGCTCTTCAAGGCGGTACCCTTCGGCATCGAGTACCCGCGCATCGGCAAGCTCGGTGTCGAGGCACCGATCTGGATCGACAACGTCAACCGCGAGGTTGCCCGCTATCTCGAGCCGGCGACCAAGCTGAACGAGAGCGTGGTGGTGATCTTCCGCGGCTACCTCGCCAGCGATCCGGACACGGTCGGGCACGGCCCCTTCCGACTTCTCCTGCGCAGCGTGAAGCGCAAGGGCGCGCGGCTCGACGGCACCCTCACCATGGCCGATCCGACCAAGCTCCGCGTCATGCGCGAGATCTACGACAGCCAGCGCTTCCCGGCGCTGATGGTGGCTGCAGGCGGCTGATGTAACGTATCAGGCGCGACCGGGAAACAATGAAGTCTGCCGAAATTGACGGCGGTTGCGCTCGACACATCCGCCGTCTTCTTTGCTGTAAATGAGGCTATTAAGCCAGAACACCGTCGCTGAATATGGCACGACCCTCGTTCACACCATATTCTAAGTAATGCTGGAGGGGGTTGAGCCCCGCTGCTGCGACATCTGGATTGGCGGCTAGGTATGCGTTCGTGTCGAACACCCCAGATGGATCGCGGCCCTCCTTCCAGCCATAAGTTAGGTAATGCTCTAGCGGGTTGATGTTAGCAGCCGCGACGTCAGCATACTTTGCAAGATATTCTTTAGTGTTGAAAAAAAGGTTCGGATCCCGCCCCTCCCTCCATCCATACTGAGAGTAATGCGCCTCTGGATCAAGACCAGCAGCGGCGACATCACCATACCTGCTCAGATAAAAGAGGTCGTCGACCATCTGATTATTGTCTGCTTGATTGACAGTAACGTCGGCAAATCTAAAAGTTTCGACTTCAGCACTCTGAACAAAAACTTGGTTCGAGAATATTGTCGAGCCGACTCCTGCCGGGAAAATAGAATAACTACCGATTGCCCCGTCAAGAGCGAGCGTATCGGATCCAGAGCCGGCATCATACATATAGGAGCCGCTGTGCAGATTGAGTGTATCATTCCCGCCCCCGGCAAGGAAGTAACCCGTGCCGAAAGTCACATTTAAAGTATCATTGTCCCCGCCAGCAACTACATCTGAAAGTCTAAAGCTCGTACTCGTACCGATAACGTTGAAAGTATCGTTGCCTCCATTGCCGTATGTTAGGCTGCTGGAGGGGCCAAATGGATTCGAGCCTTCCTGATATGTTGGTGTAAATGTCTCGGAAGCAGAGGTGCCGCGTACAATAGCTACCACTTGACCCTCCATAGGCAGACGAGCAAGAAGACGCCCGTTTAGTGCAGCGCAAAAAATTTCTGCCGCACTCCATATTGGCAAATGGATTGTCGATTATGAATACCCCCATTTGAGGTACGTCGACAAAAATAATCAAAATCACGAACCCATCCATATTGGCCTAGAGCTTCGTACAGCACTAATTTCCATTCATAGTTCAAACTGGGCCGATCCACGTTTAGCCAAAATTTAAGCGCCCGCATTTAAGTCAATATGCTATCTTGATAAACGGATGTTCAACCAATTTATATCAGTCACTGCGCATGACATCTAGAGATTATGCATGTCTCACCGCGTCACCTTCCTCACGGACCTGATTGGCCGGCCCTACCAGATCGGCGCGACGGGTCCGGACGCTTTCGACTGCTATGGCCTCGCCCGGCACGTCCAGGCGGCGCTGTACGACGTGCCCATGCCGGAACTGCCCTTCGTCGCGGCGACGACCCGGCAGCAGGCTGAGGCGATGCTGGGCCACGCCGAGCGGAAGAACTGGCGTGAGATCGCCGAGCACGAGGCGCGCGACGGCGACCTCGTGTTGATGGGCAACGTGGCGAAGCGGGATTTCCACCTCGGCACCTATGTGGTGCCAGGCACGGCCGGCGTGGTGCTGCACATCGACGAGAAGAACGGCGTGGTTGCCGATGACCTGCCGTCGCTGCGCGCGATCGGCTTCCACTACCTGCGGATCTTCAGGCGGGCCGACACCGGATGCGCATGAAGTAATCCCGCGACGGGTTGCCGAGCAGGTAAGCACCCGTCTCGATAACTTCTTCCTTGGCAATCACTGCGCTAGGGCATTGTGTGCCAATGGCCCGCAACGCAATGCTTTCGCGGTCGGCTTTGTTGTCGGGATTGTAGCCGATATCTTTCACGTTCTTGACTACGACGGTGTAGTCATAGCCGGGACCGCTGGTCGGCTCCACGCGTAGAGCATTCTGATTTTCTAGAAGACGCATTTGCGACTGCGTGCCTGCGCACCCCGCCAGCGCCGCGGCACACAAGACAGCCGCCACCGCGTACCTCATCCCGTCCTCCCTAGGTTTTTCCGCCCATACCATGCAAATCGCCATTCGGCATAACCTTCAGGTCTTCGACCCGACGGACACTTCGTTTTGCGAAAGCAGCGCCATCGTGCTGCCGATCGCCGAAGCGCAGGCCGCCATGGGCGAGACCGTCGCCGCCTACCTTGCGAGGGTCGCATGGCGGTTCGATCTGCCGACGGTCTGCCGGATCAACGGCGAGTTCTATGCTCGGGCCGAATGGGAGACGCGCGCGGTCGGCGTCAACGACAACGTCGAGTTCATCAGCAGGCCGCTCGGCGGCGGGTCGAGTGGTGGGTCAACCGGCAAGAGCATTCTTTCCGTCGTAGCCCTGGTAGCTCTGACGGCGGTGGCCCCCTATGCAGGCGGCGCTCTCGCGACAGCCATCGGCGCAAGTGGCTTCGCCGCGTCGGCGATCACGTCAATCGCCGGCGCCGCCATCGTTGGCGCCGGCGCCCTGGCCATCAGCCACTTCCTGAGCCCCAAGTCCGGCGGCAAGACCAACAGCACCGACGCGCTCTACTCGTTCGGGCTTCAGGGCAACGCGGCCCGGCCGATGCAGCCGATCCCGGTGCTGAACGGCCGCCTCAAGTTCGCCCCCGACTACGCCGCGCCGACCTACAGCGAGTATGCCGGCGACGCGATGACCGACTATGCGCTCTATGCGCTGACGTGCGGTCGGATGCGGGTGGAGCAGGTGCTCATCGGCGACACCCCGATCTGGCACTACCAGACCGGCTACAGCCCGGATTATCCCGGCATCGAGCTTCAGGTCGTCGAGCCGGGCGAGCAGGTCACGCTCTACCCGGTCAACGTCGTCACGGCCGACGAACTGAGTGGCGCCGAACTCTCGCAGGACTGGACGCCCGGCTACATCATCAACGCGGCCGGCACGCAGGCGAAGGAGCTGCTGTTTGACCTCGTGTGGCCGGGCGGCGCCTACGTCACTTTCAAGGACCGGACGCTCGCCGCGACCACGCACGTGCAGATCCGCGTCCGCAAGGTGGACGATGCCGGCGCGCCGATCACCGGTTGGACGATGATCGTCGACGACCAGTACCAGCAGGCCAAGCAGAGCCAGATCCGCATGACCGTGCGGCGGCTGGTCGAGAATGGCCGGTACGAGGTCAGCGGGCGGCGCGCCAACCCGAGCGTGAACGACAGCGGCATCGCCAAGATCGGCGGCACCGACGACGTGACGTGGACGGCTGCGCGTGCGCACATCGAGGGGCCGCAGGCCTTTCCGCGGGTCACGACGCTCGCCGTGAAGGGCGTGGCCTCGAAGCAGCTTTCCGGTGTCTCGGGCGGGCAGTTGCGCGTCATCGGCACCCGCATCCTGCCGGTCTGGCGCGATGGGCAGTTCGTGGAGGAGACGACACGCTCCATCGCCTGGGCGGCGCTCGATTGGTGGCGCAACAGCGATTACGCCGCCGGGCTCAGCATCTCGGACGTGGATTTCCAGAGCTTCGTGCGTCACGCCGCACTCTGGGACGCGCTGGGCCACACCTTCGATCACCGCTTCACCGAGGTGCAGAACCTCGACGATGTGCTCGAGACCGTGCTGAAGGCCGGCCGCGCCTTCCCAGCACCGGTGGGCGACAAGCTAACGATTACCCGCGACGAGCCACGCGTGCTGCCGCGGATGCTCTTCACCGACAATGACATCGTGCGCGACACGCTGGAGATCGACTACGCGCTCTCAGACGAGGCCTGGGCCGACGGCATGGTCGGCGAGTACGTCGACGAGACCACCTGGCGCCTCGCCGAAGTCTCGTCCGCGCCCGACGGCGTGACGCTGCTGAAGCCGGCCCGCGTGCAGCTCGAAGGCGTGGTCAACCGCAAGCAGGCCGCCGGCATGGTCCGGATGATGGCCGCCGAGAGCCAGTATCGCCGCATCACCGTGTCGTGGACCGCCCGCATGGAAGGGCGTCTGCTTAAGCGCGGCGACCTCGTGCGGATCACCACGGAGGAGCCGGAGACCTGGGGCCAGTCCTGCGAGGTCGTAGCGTTCCAGCCGACGGCTCGGCGCCTGACGCTCGACCCGGCACCGGAATGGGCCGAGGGCGGCAACCACTACGTCGAGATCCGTCGCCGCGACGGTAGCCCCTGGGGGCCGGTGCAGGTCTCCCGCGGCGACAATGACGCCGAGGCCATCGTCAGCGTGTCCGAGGTAGGCGGCGTGACGCTCGCCGACGCGGTCGGTCGCACCGACACGCAGGAACGGGCGTGGCTCGCCTTCTCGCCCGGCCAGCCTCGTAGCTTCCCGGTGCTCATCACCGACGGCGACCCGGATCAGGACGGCGAGCACATCCATCTCTCAGGCGTGATGGATGCCGCCGAGGTCTACGCGACCACCGAGGACGGCGTGCCGCCGCTCCTGCAGATCCCCGACCTGTTCTCGTCGGCGCTGCCAGTCATCGCTGCGCTGATGGCGAACATCGCCCAGCGGCAGGCCTCCCTGATCCTCACCGCCGGGTGGCAGCCGGCCAAGAACGCGGTGAGCTACGAGGCCCAGGTCTCCTACGACGCCGGCGCGACGTGGATCGGTGCCTACGAGGGCGACCGGACCACGTTCGAGGCCGTCGTCGGCGGCTCGGATCAGATGATGGTGCGGGTGCGCGGCGTGACGCCGACGGGCCCGCGCGGTGCGTGGTCCGTCGTTCAGGTCGAGGCGCCAAGCCTCGTGATCGACGGCGGCCTCGTCGACATCACCGACCTGCCGCCGATCCCCTACGAGAAGCTTGGGCCGGACGCGCAGGGCAAGATCGCCGAAGCGCAGGCGAGGGCCGACGCAGCGCAGGAAGCCGCTGACGCTGCGAGCCAAGAGGCGGCCGAAGTCCTCGCCAGCGCCTATGGTCGCCTCGACGATCTGCGCCGTGCGCTCGCCGCTGATCCGTCCGTGCGGATCGGGTTCGTCGACAGCATCATGGGCGACGTCCGCAAGGACATTTCGCTCCTGAACGAGGCGACCTTCCGGCTGCTCGCCGACGTGGCGACCCTGCGCGACAATCAGGCGGCGGCGGGCATCGAGATCCTGCCGGATGAAGGGCGTGTTCGCATCGCCGCCGTGGCGAAGCTGGAAGCCGAGACCGGTGAGCGCCTGACTTCGCTCTCCGTGCTGGTTGATGCGCTCAAAGGGCAGATCGATCTGTACGGCTCCGTCCAGGGCGGCGACATCGACGGCATCGTCACCGAGATCAATGCGGTGCGCCTGCGGCTCGACGCGGTGAACGCCACAATCTCGACGCTTGCCACCTCGGCGCAGTTCGACGGGGTGAACGGACGTCTCGGCACCGCCGAGCAGACGATCAGCGCACAGGGCGCGGCGATCGAGCAGCGTGCCACGCTCGCGACGGTCGATGCGCAGGGCACCCGCCTGACCACGGCGGAGACGCGGATCTCGGCCGCCGAAGGCAGCATCCGCAACGTCGTCACCGCCGCCGGCACGAGCGCTGTCGATCTGCCGATGATGGTCGGCACGCTGGCGCAGATGCTCGACTACCTCGGTGAGCAAACCGGGTCTCTCTTTGAGAATTTCGCTCGCGCCGAGACGGCCACATCCGCCAACTTCGATGAAGCGGGCCGCTCCGTCGCCGAAGTGTCCACGCGCCTGCTCGCCTTCCAGGGCGATGCCGCGGCGCAGTTCGTCAGCGTCACACGGGCGATCGCCGGCAACGGCGAGGCGCTGGTGCAGACGCAGACGCTGCTGCAGGCGCGGGTTGGTGACGTCACGGCGGCTATCACGCGGGAGGAGCTGGCGCGCGTCACCGCCGATTCTGCACAGACCATCGTCACGAACGGCGCCCTCTCTCGCCTCGGCACCGCCGAGGCGCGGATCGTGACGGAGGAGCAGACGCGGGCCAGCGCTGACGGCGCCCTGTCGCAGCGTGCCACCAGTCTTGAGGCCCGAACCGGCACCAACGAGGCGAGCATCACGGGCCTCAGCAGGGCCGTCACCGATAACCAGAGCGCAACCGCCTCGCAGTTCCAGGGGGTGAGCGCCCGGTTTGGCACCGTTGAGGGGCGCGCCGGCTCGTTGGAAGGCCGGGCCGGCGCGTTGGAGGGGCGCGCGGGAACGATTGAGGCCAATGTTCAATCGCTCACGACCGCGTATGCGTCGGCCGATGCCGCTCTTGGCCAACGCATCGACACGACGAATGCGCGTGTCGGCGGCGTCGAGGCGGGTCTGGTCACGGAGCAGAGGGCTCGGGCCGATGCGGTGAGCGCTGAAGCCGAGCGTACGACTCGCCTGATCGCACAGACTGACAGTGATCGAGGCTTTCTGCTGGGTCTCGCAACTCAGACGAACAGCGACAGGGCCTACGTTCTGGCTTCCGAGCAGGCACGGATCAGCGCGGAGGGTGCGCTCGCATCCCAGATCAACGGTCTCGGCGCGCGGGTCGGGAACAACGAGGGCGCGATCAACCAAGTCTCCACCGCGCTCTCGAACAACGCCCAGGCGCAGGCTGGCACCAACATCGATCTGTATGCTCGCTCAGATGCGGGCACCGCAGCGGGCCGGATCAAGTTCGAAGCGGTGTCGGCACCGGGCGGTGTGACGGCCCGCTTTGGCATCCAGCTTTCGTCGGAGCGGGGCGGCCAATATGCGAACGCCGGCTTCTTCATGGACATCTTGCCGGATGGCCAGCGCCGTACCGTGTTCGATGCCAACCTCATCGCCTTCACCGCCAATGGTGGCCTGACCTATCCATTCCGCTTCACCGGCACCGAGACGTACATCGACACCCTTCGGCTTGGTCCAGGCAACTTCCTGCCGAACAGCATCTCGCAGTCAAACGCGGGCTTCGATCACAACTCGAACTCAATCAGCTTCAGGGTGAACGTTCGGCCGGGATCGGCGGTACTGATCTTCGCCGAATTTTTTGGCCAGCCGAGCAGTCCCTTGGTGCCTGGACAGCAGGGTATACTGCGCATCGCGCGTGACGGCGTCGCCCTGCGCGACAAAGGCATGAACTACTACGTGACCGTGGGCGCCAACAACACCATTGCCTATCAGACTATCGGCACCGAAGCGTTCTTCCGCGACGTGCCGCCGCCCGGCGAGCACACCTACACGATCGCCGCGACCAACGGCCAAGTCGGCGTCGCCTACACCTTCTTCGAGATCACCGGCTCCTGAGCCGCCGCGCTTTCAGGCGGCTTCCGCAGGCCCCCGCGAACAACTCTGCCCTGCCATCCCCTCGCTTCTGAGGACGCTTCCCTATGCCTCTCTATGGCCCCTCGACCGCGACCGCGACGGTCGCCGCGAACACCAACGTGGTGACGATCGCCGGCATGGATCTGAACGCAGTTGTGCAGCAGGGCATGACGATCAACCTCGGCGCTCGCGACCGGGCTGTCGGCGACGCCTGGATCATCAACACGGTGGTCCCGAACGGCACGAACGGCGGCACGCTCACCACCGCGGGCAGCATCCCGACCGCCTACAACAGCGTGCCCTTCCTGATCGACACGCGCGGCTTCAACGGAACCGACTCCAGCTTCGCTGCGGCGGTGAGCCTGAAGCTGCTCGCGACGCTCACCAACCTACTCGGCACCGCCACCAACCTGTTCGCGGGTTCGCGCCAGCTCGTGCTCGACAAGGTGGCGAGCACCGCGATCGGACGGATTGCCTTCGCCATCGCCGGCCGGACGTGGGGCGATCTCGCCCAGCGCTCGATCACCTACACGCCTACCGGCGGGCAGGTGGCCAGCATCGAGACGATGGCCGTTCGCGCCTTCCCCGATGGCACCACACCGATCGACGCGCTGCTGCTCGACCTGAGCAACGGCACCGGCGATCTGCGCAAAGGCGCGGCCACGATGGTGGCTAATTCGACCGTTGACCTCGGCTCCGCCCCGATGGGCAAGGTCGCCATCCTCGGGTCCGCCACCATCAACTCGTTCGGCGCGGGACGGCATCTTGAACGCCTCGTGCGCTTCGTCGATGGCGGCGCCACGCTGGTGCACAATGCCGCCAGCCTCGATCTGCCGGGCGGCGCCAACATCGTCATCCGCGCAGGCGACCGATTGCATGTCGCCTCGGACGGCTCCGGAAACTGGCGCGTGCATGCCTTCCAGCGCGCCGACGGCTCAGCGTTGGTCGGCGCGCCGATGCACGCCAAGGGGCAGTGCCGGCTCATCTGCACCTCCACGTCACAGGTCCGGCTGGTGCCCTACGACGGCAACCTGCTGATGGTGGGCGGTGCTTACGCTGCGATCCCCGCGGCGGGCGTGAACCTCTCCAACAGCGGCTTGGTCGCGGGCTCGGTCTACTACGTCTACGCCTTCCTTGCCTCAGGTGTCCTGACGCTGGAGGCGTCCACGGCCACTCCCGTGGCGGATGCCACCTACGGCGCCGCCATCAAGACCAGTGATGCCAGCCGAACGCTGGTCGGCATGGTCTACATGGATGCGGGATCGCCGGGCACCTTCGCCGATACCGGCCTCAAGCGGTTCACGGCCAGCTACTTCAACAGGCGCACCCGCACCGTTGAGGGCCCCCCCTTCGTTGCGTCCACGACCTCGACCAACGACGTGGAGCTGAACCCGGCTGCGCGGGTCAACTTCATCACCTGGGGCGACGAGGCCACGAGCCTGCGCATCGCCGGGTTCTCCGAAAACTTTAGCGCCGGACAGACCAACAATCTGCGTCTGAGCTTCAACGGGAGTGCCGTTGGCTCGCAAAGCTCCGTGACCTCCGCGTCGGCCTTCGCGCGCGGCGCCGTCTCGGCCAGCGCTGATCTACCGGATGCCCGCGGCTACAACGTCGCGACCATCCTCGCTTCTGTCAGCGGCGGCACCGGCAACTTCGCTCTCAGCATCATGGGGACGACGCGGATATGAGAATAGGTCCGACATTCGCGCGCGAGATCGCCGCCGCCGGTCTCGCCGGCCTCCCGTTCGCATGGTCTGCGGATGGAGTGTCCTACGGCGAAGATCTGGCGGCCGCCGATAGGGACCGGGTCGAGGCCGTCCTTGCCGCCCATCAGGCGACCAGGACGCTGCCGCCTGAGGTGATCTCAGACCGGCAGTTTGCGCAGGCCCTCGCGCTCGCCGGCACGATCACGGAAGCCGAAGCGCTGGCTTGGGCGGCCCGCGGCGAGCTGCCCGACGCGATGGAAACGGCGCTCGACCAAGTGCCCGACGCGGGCAACCAGCGCTTCGGCGCACGGATGATGCTGGCTGGGGCGACCACCTTCGAGCGGCATCACCCGCTGACCGAGCAGTTGGGCGCGCTGCTCGGCTACGACGCTGCGGCGCTCGACGCGCTGTGGTCCCGCGCCGCCGCCCTTTGAGGAGCCCCCGCACATGCTGACCTTCACCAAGGCCGTCACGACGACGGAGACGACGACGCTCGAGACCCCAGCCGACATCGCCGACTATGTGCATGCCGAGTTTCTGCGGCGCACCGAGGCGGCACCGTTCAAGCCCGGTGACCGCGTGCGTATCACCCGCCGCGACGGTATCCCGCCCGAGTTCATGACCGGCGACGTCGGCACCGTCATGCTGTGCGATCCCGAGTTCTCGCCGCTCACGACGCTGATGGGCGTGAACGCCTCCGGTATGACCATCCAGTTCCCGGTGCAGACGGCGAACCTCGAACTCGTCTGACGCCAACCCGCTCGCCGCGCCACCCGGCCCGAGCCTGAGACGACCCCTTCACCTCGGAGAACACCATGGCTGCGAACGCCATCATGACGCCGCTTGGCATAGCGGCGCTGAAGTCGCGCGAGGGTGTGCGGCTGAAGGCCTATCTCGACAGTGTCGGGGTGCCGACGATCGGCTACGGCCACATCAAGGGTGTGAAGCTCGGGCAGGTCATCACGCAGGCCCAGGCCGATGCCTTTTTCCTGGAAGACCTCGCTAGTCACGCGCTGCCGATCCTGTCCGCGATCAAGGTGCCGGTCGCGGATCACGAGCGGGACGCGCTGATCTCCATCGCCTTCAACATCGGCGTGGGCGGCTTCACCAAGTCGACCTTCCTCAAGCGGCTGAACGCGGGCGACCGCAAGGGCTGCGCCGAGGCGATCATGATGTGGGTGAAGCCGAAGGAGATCACATCGCGCCGGCAGGCTGAGCGCGATCAGTTCCTGACGCCCTACAGCAAGGCGGCACCTAAGGCGCGGAGCAACGACGCCCGGCCGGTCAGCGCCCCGCTCTCGACGCTGACGCCGATTGATGAGGTGCCGCTAACGATCGGCCCGACACCCTCGGCCGCCCCCGTGTTCGCGCCCGCGCCGCGCGGTCCCGGTTCTGTCGCCCCGCCGCCTCCGCTGCCCGCCCCCGCCGTCGCGCCGGCCGCGCCCTCGCTCGGCGCCCGCCTGCTGGCTTGGCTGTCCCGGCCCTGGTTAGGCTGAGCCTTCGTCCCGAGCCGGCCGGGCCTGCCGCGCACCCTCCTGACATCGAGAGACACCATGAACGCAGCTCAGATCGCGAGCGCGCTGCGCCTCGCCATTGTCTTCTTCGGCGGCTTCGCCGTCGCCCGCGGCTGGCTCACTCAGGAGCAGGTCGATTTCGCCAGCGATGCCACGCTCGTGACGGCCGTGGTCGGCGGTGTCGCTGCTATCATCGCGGCCGTCTACGGCATCTGGATCCGCCGTCCCGCCGGCATCGTGGCCCAGGCCGCGAAGCTGTCCGAGGTCGGCATGATCCAGGCCTCGCCGTCCCTGGCTCACGCCTCGCGCAGTGGGAAGGTCCAGCCGGTCGATGCCGACGAGCTGCGCCGCATGGACGAGATGACCCGGCGCTGACCGCAGCGGCCGCAGCTACGCGCTGAGAGATGGCATGCCGGATCGAAAAGAGGTGTCCCTTGAGCGCGCACGTGAACTCGTCCGCATCCTCGAAGCGCAACTGCCGGACCGGATGCCGGCGCCGCCGAACACCGAACTCGGCGAGCGGTTCGATCAGCGTCTGATGGAAGGCCAGGGCCGCCGCGACGGCCGGGACATCCACATGTTCCCGGTTCACCTGCGGACGTGGTTCGACACGCTGAGCGTGGACGACGTGCAGAAGCTCGAGCGTCTGATGGCGGTGAAGGCTGAAACGGTCGCCTGGATCGATGCCAAGAACGGGCGCGAGCTGCAGAAGCTCGATGGCGCGGTGGAGTTCATCACGTCCTCGCGCACGGCCGCCAAGGTGCTGATCTGGATCGGAGGCATGGCGGTCGCCTTCGTCGGCGGCGTCGCGGCACTCGCCAAGAACGGCATCGACCTGTTCTCTATGCTGCGGGGCGGCCGATGATGGGCCTGCGGCTCTTCGGCTACGTCTGCCTCGGCATCATCTCGGCCGCCATTGTAGTGACGGCCGGCACGCTGGCATGGTTCATCGCGGATCGCGGCCTGCCGGTTGAGGTGTCGGAGACGACGGTGCTGACGCCCGTCGTGAAGCCCGGCGGCAAGCTCGTGATCCGCCAGCGGCTCGTCTACATGCGCAACTGCAGCGCCTACGTCGACCGGGCTCTATTCGACGCGCACACGCATCGAGCCATCCTGCCACCGGTCCGATACGAGCGCCCGCCGCAAGGGCTCGGGCAGCGGACCATCACCTTCTCGGTCACGGTGCCGGAGGAGTTCGAGCCGGGCGAAGGGCAGTACCACGCGGCGCCGGAATACGCGTGCAATCCGCTGCAACGGCACTACTGGCCGATCACGCGGGCGCAGAACGTCGTGCGATTTCGGATCGAAAGGGCTCGAGAATATTAAACATACTTTGTGGGATGGTTAAATGAGCAGCTACCACTCGGATTGCCGGCATATATTAAATAATACTCAGACAGTTCCAGACTTCAACTTTTGATGCTTCGCAAACAAATCAACTTTCTTCTGATAGGTCAGAAGTATTAGGTGATTGCAGTTCTGGCAATGGTATTTAGCAACGATCGCAAACCACCGTCCTGTCTTTTCATGATTCACGCCACAAGACGGACAAGGACTTCGAAACGCATGATTATAAAGACTTGGAGAAAGTCCCATAGATTGGGTCGATCGCAATCTAAAGTTGATATTGTGAACGACAACCGTCTAAGATGGATTTAGCGGATTGACCGAGAAACTTGGTTTTACACGTATATTGGATGCGGACTGGAAACAATTAAAATCATATCGATTCGATTTATTATGCGATGAGTAGCCAGCGACCTTGACGCCCCGTTTCATCGCCATCACCCTGGCCGGCATGCTCGGCTTGTGATGCGCAGCAATGGATGACCCGCCCGACGTAAGTCGAGGCGGGTCATCATTCGTTAGGTGCTCGATCCTGGATCAGCAGCCGTCGTCACTCTGCGCTTGCTTACCCGGCAGCTGATTGGCGCCGACGTTGTTCATCGCGCCAACCGTCTTCGGAGCGCTCGGCTGCTCACCGCCAGCGAGGTTCTTGGTCGACCGGTCCGCATCCGAACTCGAACCACCACCCGCCTGCTGTCCCTGGCTACCGCTGCCGGATTGCCCCTGCTGAGCCATCGTTCCCTTACCCTCTGCCTGCCGGGTCACATCAGCAGGTGAGGTGGCGCGATCGGCAGCCA